CATTGATATCATTATCAGCTGTGCCTACGCGTCCTGCAGAGTTCAATAACCTTTCAGCTACGAATTGAAGATTTACCGGAAGAATTAATTTCATGCCCCTTAGAGCAATTTTTAATCCTCTTTCATCCTTCATTTCCGCAATCTGGATAAGAGCCGCTTCCAACGAAGTTTCGTTAAGATCGGCAGCAGTGGTTAATAGATTTGTTTGGTTTCCACTAAGCGTTGGATGGTCGTTAGCAACTAATAGTGCTCCGTCTCCACCAGTATAGGTAGCTGTAGTTGAATTATTCAACACATTTGAACCTTTTACTTGTTTAGTGTTAGCCATTGATCTAGCCAATGCCTTTGTATATCGAGTGCTGATTTTGTCGTAGAGATTATCCTCTACGGCTTCTTCAGTTAATGAGAAAGCCAAAGCGACAGTCTCGTTGGTATACCTAGCAGTGTAAGTTTCTTGAGCGTCATCGTATACAATACCTTGACCCTCAGGTTTTACACTAGCGTTGGCGAAACCACCAAGCATCACTTCTTCTTCAAACGCACGATCAGAACTCTCTGTTTCAAAGATTTCTGCGTTTTGATTTTCGTATCGGTCGTATTCTAACCCGAACAGTGCATTCAAACCTGGTTCGAGTTCTTTGACCAATTGCATACGTGATATGACCATTGATTATCTCCCTAAGTTAGAATGTATGAGTAGCATTGTTATAATAACGATGTTCGTTAAATTTAACAATCCAATTAGAGTTTGCTGACGCCGCATCGCTATTAGAAGGGTCTTCTGAAAGTCCCATAATAACGAATTGTGCTGTAGCTCCAGAAGCGGTCACTGATGCAGCCAATTCTACTTTTGATTGGCCGTTAATAGTGGATCCTGCAACGTATGTCGCCATGTCAATATTGTTATTGACTGCTGACGCATATGTTAACGTTCCGGAAGCTTGTACTACAAACAATTTGCTCGGATCATCATAGACATACGCATCAATCGTACCCTCGGTGATGTTTATAGCACCAGGATAGTAATTTGACCACGTTGGTTTACCACTAGTAGGATCGATATAGTAGCAACCATTGAAAATACCAATGCAACAGATATTACCCGCCGCAGCAGAAGCTATATAGCCTGCTGAAGGGGTTACGGCTGCACCAGCATCGGATCCATCTCCAACGAAGACAGGGTCTCCTTTGTAAATAGCTCCAGTTTGGTTATCCTCAATACGATACTTTGTGGTACCGCCATTTTGGATATTGCTACCTAATTCACCTACCGGTCTAAAACCAAATGGCGCGTCTACATTTGCCATGATTTTTCCTCATAGTAATTAGTTGTGACCCACTCCTCATGAGTGTGTCAAAATTGTGTAAATTATGTGGAAAACCTACTAGGTTTTTTTGCCACCAAAACTTACGCGAGTGCTTCTCTCCGAAGAGATCGGCATACTAGGATGTTGGTCCTTAAGTGGATCGTTTGAAATCGCTTCATCCTTATCTTTCGTCAGTTGATGAAAGTAAGCATTTCGCTCATTAACGGTTTCCTCAGGAATCCTTGCTAGCATTAAACCTCCAACAGCTATAACACCATTATATTTACCTGAATCTAATTGAGGCCATTCAGTATCAGGATATTCATCCGCTCGGACAAATTCCCAACCTTCCCGCAGTCTGGCAGAGACATTTTTATTGTCCAGCTGTCCTACTACTTCGGCCCTTATCCATCGGTGTTTGAAACCGGCTGGTGCAGGTGGTGCATCTAGTGATGACGGTGGAGCCCATGGTTTCCTTCGAGAAACTTTCTCTCTGGTTTCAGACTCGCGTGATGGTAGTTTGTGCGGTTGGTTCGTTTTCATAATCATATGCCTACTCCTTCACGTACTTCGCATATTCGCTTAGTGGCACACCTAGTTTTTTTGAAATGGCAACCTGTGATGGTGTGAGTCTCACTGTGCCTTTGCGCCTTCCTGGCCCTCCACTTCTGTTAACAGAAGAGACTGACTGAAAAGGCGAAACCTTGTCAAATCGGTGAGGAAATGTATCCTTCATCCTTTTGTCTATTTCATTATAGTACGAATCGGATGTCGTGTCAAATCCTTCTTCAACCAGTTTACGATGAATTGAGAAAGATGTCAAGGTCATTGGTTCATCTTGTCCAAACCATTCGTTCTTGTTGGCCCATTCCTCCGCCTTTGGATCCGGCGGCTTAGGGGTTGGACGTGGCTGATATTGAGGCTGTTGGGGCATTTGTGGACGATTTGGATCAATTCCACGTTGTTGCATCTCCTGTCTCAATCTTTCACGTTGAGCTTTATGGGATGCTGCACGTTCTTCCTCAATGGCTAAACGGCTAATTTTAGTTTGAGCATCAACTTGTTTTTCAGTATCTCCTAAATCCATTGCTTCTTTTAGATCTCTTTTAGCTTGGGTAATCTGTGCTTCCACACGATCCCCATATTCAGCAACATATCCGGAATCAACTTGCTGTGCTCTATTCTTTATTTCTTGAGCATCTCTTTGAACACCCTGCGCATACTGGACGGCAGCTTGTTCTCGTCTTTCGGCTTCCCTAGCTCTTTTTGTTAATTTGTCAATCCTAGATTGAACTTTTTTACCATAGTCCTCTACTTCTACTGAACTGGCACCTTCAACACCAACCTCCACTTCTTTGGAAGTATCATCAGTATTAACTTTTTTAGGTGCTTCATCAAGATTGACCTCGGTAATTGAACCTTCTGCTGGTAAGTCCACCATCTTGGCATCTGCTTCTGATTGCATCTGCACTTGCATTTTTTCTTCTGCAGGCATGTTTTCCTCCTGTTATGTTTTAAACTGCAAGATATCCTCTGGGTCTTTTACCACAGCGATTATCTCGTCATCATTAAGTATTCTAACTTCACCACCCTCTATTCCAAATCTGGAACCGGCATAACGACCGAATATTATCCAGTCCTTTTCTTTGCACCATGGTCCATTTGGAAATCTCTCTTTATCTCTGTATGCATCTGGTCCGACTTTTAGGACATAACCTGTAACGGTTGAAAATCCCCTCTCCTCCATTGTCTGATCTGACAATATTATTCCACCCTTTGTCTTTCCTTGTCCTTTATATGGGAGTACTAATATTCTCCAACCTGTTGGCTCAGGCAATCTGTCTAAAATTTTTTCTGTTGATAAATGTTTTATGTTGCTAGTAGCTTCCTCTTGAAGCTTTTTAAGGAAACGATTTTCCTTATCTTCAGCGACCTTATTGTTTTCATCTGCTTCTACGGATAAATCTTTTTCCTCTAAAGCAAATCTACGATTTGGTATCTCTTTGTTCTTCATCTTTCTGCAGGTCCTGTATCTCCTGTTCCATTATATTATATCCTTTGTATTCACCCACTGTCTTGTTGTATTCGTCAAAGCTGTGAATGCCACTGGCGATAATGTTTTTTAATTGTTCTTTGCGCTCCCGAATCCTTTTCAGGATTACGTAAATAGCGGTTGTATCTTCCATTAATTACTTTTTCTTCTTCTTCTTAATTGTTCCACCGTGTTTAGCCATAGTAGCAGCACCTGAATAAGGTCCTTTTCCCATTGCACTTTCCATCCCTTTACTCATTGCGCGTCTTCCGGCCATGCTTCCTGTGGCTCCTGGGTGTCTAGCACCTAGAGATTCATCAAGTCTAGCGTTGTAACCTTGAGTCATACCGCCAAGGTTTTTTTTAACAGTTCCACCTTTGGCTTTATTAATTTTTTGATTTCCACGTTTTCCCCATGCGCCGTAGGATTCATCCCTTCTACCTGCCATGGATTGTCTCTTACCGGCTTCTTTCCCAGTTCTCATTCCTAGAGATTCATCTTCTCTGGCCTTGTAGCCTTGTTTATGCTTCTTAGGTTTTGATTTGCTTTTACCGTGAAATAACGCTCTTCCCATTGCATCATGGGTTCTGCGTTGTAAGGCTCTGCCTGTGATGTCTCTAAGATCTCTTCCCATAATATTCTCCTATATATTATTTTAAATAGTTATGCAACTATTTTTTAACTAAACTTCCACCGAAGTAAAGTCCCACAATTGCTGCCATTAGATGCGTATCCATTGGCGTTATTACCACACCTGCGAACTGCCTGTCCACAAGCATTTCCTTCTGCTCTATTAGGAACAGAAAACCTCTGCTAAATTCAGTCCAAGTCAAGAAGACTGAAACGTCAAAAAAGACTGGAACAATCTTTGGCCATACAATTATAAAGAAAACTGCAGTAAGTGCAATGATTCTTCTAGTCCATTGGAAGCCAGGATTCTCATATTTCCGTGCTTTTTCAATGGCATCCATTTGAAACTTTCCGCGTGCAAGAAGCATCTTCTGCTCCGCCTGCTTTGCCTTGATGGACTGCGCCCAAACGGTCATAAAACCACCTAGTAAACTAGACCCTAGCATTGTTATCATTTCTACTGGAAGTCCAAACATTATTCTACCAAGCTCACTATTCCGCCACGGGCAAATCCTTGCTGGAATCCCGGTCCGCCGTGAATGTTAATCATCGCCTGTTGCAATGGCATTTGTTGGCCCCATCGTTCTCCTGGTTGTCCTGGAAACTGAGGTCTTTCTTTTGGTGGTCCTCCGT